TGAAATCACCATAGAAACCCAACCATTCTTTGAGTTTGCTTGTAGTTCATCCATCTTAAAGTTAGCAACCATCATTGTACCATACTTCGTATCAATATTTTTGATACTACTTGGTAAGTAAACCTTCTCTTTCTTGTCTGTCATTTTTTGATTTTTTAATTATATGTAATTTAGTTAATGATTCATTAATTTGTTTTAATTGAGTTTCTAATCCTAATATTTCTTCATCTACCTCAACTTCAATAACCCTATTTTCTACTCTTTTAAAAGCATCAGAATCTTCTGGATAGTTATTGTAAAAGAACTCAAACTTTCTTGTATGGTGTATAATAGATGCATGATGTAGGTTTGTTACTCTACCTATCTCACTAAGAGTTAATCCAAACATCTCTCTTAATATGTAGATATACATTCTCTTAGCAAATATAATGTTTTTCTTTCTACTACCCAAAAACATTTCTTCTTTCTTAATAGAGTAAATTTTTGCTAATTCTTCTGTGATTATATTATGGTAATAATCGCTAAACTTTAATCTTCTTCTTCTCATTTTTTATAATTTAATTTAAGTCGTACACTATTGTATCAACTATGTCTTGTGTTTTTAATCCAATGAAGTCTGCTAATGTCTTAGCGTGAATGAATCTAAGTGATGGTGGGTTTTCTATAAACTTTCTACTTGTAGCATAATTAACTCCAAGTATCTTACAAAGTTTTAAATTAGATACACCATATATTCTTAGTAGAGCCTCAAACTCATTTCTGGACTCTCTGATTTGTACCAATGAATATTTATTTGTCATCTCTCTTTATGTATTTTTCAATCTTAGATTTCTCAACTTTAAATTTAGTTTTACCAGTATGATAAAAATCTATAAGTTGAACTTCATCTAGGAGTTTCAATATATCATCTTCAGCAATCTCACCTAAAAGGTGTTTCTTGTTCCATATAATATAAGTGTAGGCTTTTAAAAAGTGATTAAAAATCTCTATGTCCAAATACTCCATCTTTGCACATTTTTTCCCATTGTTTTCTTGTGTCTTTTTCATATCTGTTTTCATATATTTTAGTTATTATTTCTTCTGCTTCTAGTTCTGTTAAATCATTTATTCTTCCTAGAATATCAGATTTCATTGTTTCTGTAAAAGATGTTAGGTCAATATTACCCTCAATGATAAGCCATTGGGTATGTGTAATACCACTAGGCTCACCATCAAGAATATTATCTATCCAATCATCAGACATTAATCTACAATCTCATCCTGACCAAATACTCCTTGCTCATAGAATCCTGCAATCTTTAAAACAACTCTACTCATTGCTCTCTTTTCAGCCATAGAAACTGGAAACTTCTTACCACCTCCCATTAAGTTGCTGTTAGATGCCTCACCAAAACTCATAGCGTTCTTAACCTCATTACCAACTTTCATTGATGCTGCTGCTCTTAATACGCATATTCCTTTTTCTATATCCATATTGATTACTTCATAAGCAACTGTAATATTGTTTCTTGATACAATCTTATCAATTCCAGTTCTTGTGATAATTACAAACCCTCTCTTGTCTTTGTAAATATCTTCTTCTACTAAACCATTCTCTTTGTAAAGCCTTCTTAAAGCATCTTTTCTTGTTTCTACGATTGGTTCAGGTTGTTTCTTTAGTTTTTCTTGCATTGTTTTTTTTGACATTTTGTTATTATTTAATTGATTAATACTCGGTTCTTGTTGAGCAAGTTCTTCTTGCTTCATTTGCATAAATTCTTCTTTCATTCTTCCCATAATTTTATAGTTTTAGTTAGTTATTTTGTCTTGTTGGACAATGTAGATAATCATAAGTATTATGATTGTAGGTACTGCGATTAGTGTTTCCATTTAGTTTATTGTTTTAGTTATTAATTGAGGCAAAGATATAAAATTGGAATTACCTACCAAAACATTTTTAACAATTTTTAGATAAATGTTTACCTACTAGAAGTAAATTGTATGAAATTTATGAAGGCCAGATAACTACCATTAGAAATAATGCACTAAACGAGCCACTTGTCCACTTGTTTTTTCGTGCAAAAATCCTTCAACTGCTTTAGGAACTCCAACATATCCTTTTCTTGAGTGCCAACTATCAGTTCCTGATGGACTACGCATATACTCTACAGTAACTCCTATAAAGTCTTTAGCATCTAACCACTTATGTTTAACTTTGTGATGTAAATGATGCAGATACCAATATCTATATTTAGTTTCACTCCACATTACTGGTTTCTCCTGAGCCATCATTAAGGGTAAGTTCGCCATCTTAGCACCATCTCCATGCTCTAAGCCAATTAAGTTCTTACCATACTTATAATACTTTCTATGTGCTACACTAATATCAAAAGTAATTTCTCTGTCGTTTCTAAACCAACTCTTTAATGCGTGTGCCAAATGAAACCCACTTTGATAATCGTGATTACTCATTGAATGAACAACATCTACAGGTGCTATCTCTCTTAACATTTCTACACACTTAACATATAGTGCTAATGCAACCTCAAAATGTTCCCACCACTTGCCATCTACATCCTGACCTGTACCTGCTGTAGTTTGATTATATACATTATCAATATGTAAAACATCATTACCTATGCAGAATAATATCCTTTCTACCTCAAAGCCTTCTGCCTTATATATAAGTCCTTGTAAGCCTTCTAAAACACGCATACAGGCAGTTTCTACATCATAACCATCACCAGTCTCAACTCCATTAGCATATTTACCTATATGTATGTCTGCAGGATTTATTACTAATAGATGGTTAGCATCTTTGTTTTCTCTTTTTACTGAAGGGTAGTAAGGTGAATGATTTTCAATGAAGTCGCTAATCTTATCTAGCATATCATTTTCATTAGCAGTTATATCTTCTTTAGTTACAATGCTAAATCTGTAATCACCACTAGCAGATTGCCAATGTTTGACACTTACAACATCATCTTTCTTTATACCTCTCTCTGAAAGATGTATATCTAATGCTGTGTTTCCATTAATGTTTGTTGTGCTTTCTGCTCTGTTCTCATAAACCATCTCAACTTCTTCTTTAGATAGTCTAAGTCTTTTACCATATTTCTTCATAGTTTTATGTATTGGTTATGATGCAATTATACAAAAAAAAATGCTTATATAATACAAAAGTGAGATGTTTTTAAACATCCCACTCTTGAAAACTATAAACAATGAAACAAAGATAGGCACAACCCTACCTAAGTGATGCAAAGATAATTATTTTTTACAATTACCAGTACAATTACATTTATTTTTTTCAAATACAGAAAAACATAATGGTAAAACTCCTAATGCAGTCAATATTAAAGCATTAGTATCAATACCATTTTTCTCAATGTATAAACTAGCAGCAAGTACTATAACTCCACTAATGGTTCTTTTGCTACTCCACTTACCTTTTGTGTCTGTAAAAAGTTCTTTTACTGCTTTTAACAATTCTGTTATTGGTGTTATGCCTCCCTTCATTAGCATAGACCCTATCCATTTCTGTACCATTATTTCTTTTTTGTATAATTAGGCACTAATGCATCAATCATTGTGTCTAACCACCCAAAAATCTTGTTGTCTTTTTCTGTTGGAGTTAAATTAGTGATAACTTTAGCAAAAGCCATTAGTCCAATTAATAATTCAACCCAATTTTCTGTAATAAAATTCATAATATATATTTAATTAGTTAATATTCTGTTTAATAACCCCAAATACAAGGGTTTGTTTTATGCTCATCACAATCAGCATGGATAAATTTGTTTTTAAAATCTATACCAAATCTTTCAAATCCTGCACCTCCTAATCCTCCCATTATTAGTGCTAAGTTTTTACCATCAGTAAAATGTATATCAGCAGCAATACCTTTTATATGAGATGAGGTTGGATTTTTCTTAGATAGTGGATGGTTTTCACATCTAAAACCAGAGTTTACCTTGAATGGGACTCCTGCAATTCTTCTTGCCCTATCCATCATTTCTAGGAAATCACTATCAATATGGTTTGTATTACAACCACATTTGCAATTAAACTCACTTCTTTTAAAGTATTTTAATTCCATTTTACTTGTTGTCTTTAATAGATTTGATAATATCTTCAAAAAAACTTTCAAAATCTTCTTTAATTTTATTTTCAGAGTCAATTTGTTTTAACTTTTTTATAGCCCAATTTACACCTGCATCTCCTCCCCAAGCATCCCACATAATACCTCCACATCCTTCATCATAAGGCACATCCTTATGTTGTTGATGTCTTTTAAAGGAAGCCATACGAGCAATAGTATCTCTACTTAAACTATCTCTGTTGGCTAACTGTCTTGCTCTAGTCCATCCAACTTGAGTCCCACAATCACTACCATTTTCCTCCTTATACTTTATAGCCCTCTTAGCATTGTTAGTTGCTGCTTGTGGATAATCATTATAAGTTTTAGCCATACTATATTGTTACTACAACAAACTCAATATCAATTCCATCAGTATCTGCATTAGCAGCGATTTGTGATATATCAGTAAAAGCACCAAAAGTCGTACTAGATGTTACTGCATCAATCTCATTATCCATCAACAAGAAAGTTTCCCCTGCTTTTATTTTAATAAAGAAAGAGTCTGCTGTCCCTTTAACTCTTAATGTTAAGAAATTAGTGTCATCTAAATTCTTAATTCTGAAATACTTGTAATTGGTTATATCTGCCTGACCTGCACTATCTGATGCACCGAAATTTATTATATCAGTAAAAGCACCTTCTGAAGATGCTGTTATAGCCATTATTCTTTGATAAACCTCGCCATTATCTGAAAAGGTTTTGTTCATTGTATTACCATAAGAAACACCATTTAGAGTGTATTGCTCTGTTATTGTTACTGTTAAATTTTGTGCTGTTACTGTTGTTGCCATAATTTTTTATTTTTTATTTTTTTTATAAGTTTGACAAGTAGCCGTTTACATTAGTAGTAAGTTCTAAACTTGTACTGTCGTATATTTGTACTTCTTGTATAATTCCATCATAAGGATTAGCATTATTTAACCTTACTCCTATTGCATCAATATCTACTGTTCCTGCTAAAATTTCTGTATCAGTTTGCAAATTTCCGTTTACATAAAGACTGACTGAGTTAATAGAATTTCTTGTAACTACTAAATAATTGTCAGCAGTTAAATCTCCATCATTAACAGTAATATCAACTTGTGAGCCATCTGTTTTAAACCTTAAAGTAGTGCTATTGCTTATTTTAAAAAATTCATTAGTTGTAGTGTTATCTCCTATTATAATTACATTTACTGATGAAGGGTTTAATCTTATGCCAACAGTAAATTCACCATTTATACTTATTTGATTAGTAGTCTGTAAACTTTGAACAGCAGTTTTGTCAAAAGTTAAAGCACCTGTAGAAGCGTTATAAGCAGGTTGTTTTTCTTCTGTACCTTGAGACATATCATGGTCAAAACTAGAACTATCATCCCACCTAGAAACATTAGAACCATTTAATGCAATTCCTTCTTTGTTTTTATACCAAGCAACTAAATCAGTTCCTTCACTAGCAGGTGTCCAACCTCCTAATGTTCTATTAGAATTTAAACTTAAAGATTGTTTTAAACCTAACATATTATTTATATATCTCTATATCCTATTCCAATTCCACTCGTGAGTGTAATGGATGTGATATTCATGAACAATGTCGTTCCAGCACTAAGTGTCGTTTGAAGTGCAGTTTCACCTGTTACTCCATCTGCTGCAATACTTGCAACAACAGATTCAACTGGGAAATGCACACAAAACCAGTCTTTTCCTGTTTGTGCTGCAGTAGTAAAAACCTCAGTACCACCACCTTTACCTAATTGCATCATTAGTAATGTATTATCTGTATCAAAATCTGTACTCATTTTATTTTATTTTATTTTGTTTATTAATTTGTTTTTTATTCTGTAAAAAGTTTTATCAATGCACCTAAAGTTATAGCATAAATCATCCACATTGCTTTAACTAAAACCTTTCTCATTGCTGTGTTTCTATTCACTCTGGCAGTAACTCCTTTATCTGGATTCAATAATCTCTCTGTAATCATATCTAATTTACTGTCCAAATTATCCATCTTCTCATTAATTGATTGTATGTCTTTTTTCATAGATACTATCTCCTCTTTAGTTGTCATTAGAATGTAGTTGTTTGTATGATTAAATTCATGTAGATAGTAGAACCTCCACTCGCCTCTTTAATCATTGGAAATATAATATCTCCTGCCAATACAGAAGATGCCGTTATAGTTGTTTCGTTTATCCTAATACCCTTGCTATTATTATTAAGCCCTTCTACTGTAATCTCATCAATCACAGTAGGAACAACAGAAGTAGTGTTACCCTCTACAGGTGTTAGTTTACATAAAGCAATAGTAACATCATTTGCATTATTGCTTGTAATCCACCCACTTATAGATGCAACTGTAGCAGTTTCAGGGATTACACAAGCCTGACCAATTCTAAAAAAATTAGTTGGAGATATACTTCCTGAAGAAACTGTATCAGTACCATAATCTATATCCATTTGAAATGGAGATTTATTATCATTAATATCTTCACCATAAGTGTAATTAGTTAATGCTGTAGTTATATATCCCTGCATCTTATAGTTAGTAACACCCATATAAGACTTACCTTGCCACTCTAAGTTGCCATCAGTTCCTGTTGCAGAACTTCCTTCGTTTTTACCTAATATAGTATCATTAGTTGCATTTTCAAAACCTTTTGGATTATGTCTATTTGCACTAGATAAATTTTTATGTTCGTTTGCAGCCATTTATATATTTATTTTAACAATCATCACAAGGACAGTTATTCTTCCAACTATTATAATTTCTAGTAGGTCTTGAATATATACTATCATACATTATTATTCCATGATTCTTGTAAACATCATCATTACAAGGTTTGTTAGATTCGTAAGTTGGATAATCACCACTCTGGTCGCTATCATTCATATAATCTAACATATCTTTTAAGTATATCTCAGCCTTTCTGTAAGTGTCCTGCTTATAAGCGTTTAATTCAGAAGGGTCTATAATAGTGGCAAACTCATCAATATTATGCACAATACCTGCACTACTACTATTACTCTGAACTTCATTTATTACCTCAAACCTAACAAACCAACACAAAGTTCTTGTCAGGAAATCATCCATTAGAGTCTGATTTGCAGTAGTTAAAGTACCATTATTGTGTTGTGTTTTTAATTCCTCATAAAACTTCTTACCAATCGCTTCTTTTAAATGTGCTAACTCAGCAAGAAGTAATGTGCTGTTAGAAATTAAAGCAGTATCAGTATTAGCATTAGTGAAACTATTACTTATAACTTCTGCTGCTGTTACTAAAGGTATATATTGATTTACATTTGCCATAGTTATTCTTTTTCAATTTCAGTTACTTGCATATCTCCAACCTCATCATCACCAACCCCATCTCCATCATCATCTCTAGTTACGATAATTTGCTCTCTATCAGTTAAGAACATATTACCCTCCTCTAGCATTGGTAAATCCTCATCTAACATTCTTCTTTGTTCGTTAATAGTAAGAACTTGTTTAGGGTCAATTTGAGTTGCAAAACTAATTGGTGGCTCATAGTGAATTACTAATTCTTCAGGCAAGAATCCTAACTCTTTATATAAAACCCCTCTAATCCCATTTAACAATAAATCAGAAGTATCTTTAATTACAGTAGTCATTGCTAAATCATAAGCAATTCTAATCTCACTTCCTGTGTTATTCATTTTACCTGAACTAACTAATCCACTTAATGATGGTTGCCATCTATGAGCAGTTACAATGTTCTGGTCAGTTATTCTTTGTAAGTCTATCCAACTACCCTCTTGGTCATCTTTGATAATTTGAACATTAGCACTTGAAGTATCTCCATTCTTAACAATAAACATAATCTTACCATTGTTTCCATCTCCAACAAACTTCTTTTGTGCTTCTCTTACTAATTTCTTTGCTTCTTCCTCACCCATATCCCCATTAATCTCAACAATTGCTGAAGGTTGAAATCCATTCTTGAATTTAGTATGATTCCATTTACCAATTTCATAATCAACAGCAATATGCTCTAATGCAGCAATGTAATCAGGCAAACCATAGAATTGGAATGTAGGCTCGTAATCTTTAAATTGAAGGACAAATCTATTTCCCTTAACTTTAGGATAAAGAGGAATGATAGATAATTTATCTTTCATACTATTGTACTTAGCCCAATCAGGGTGAACATATACTTCTTTCTTGTTTTTAGACATTCTAACAGTAGTTGCATCTATGTGATATAGATTTAGTCCACCATCATATAATACACCCTCTAAATAGGCATTTCCAAATGAATAGTAATCATCTGCTAATTTCTTAAAAACCTCTCTTAACGATTCTCCATCAGCATTTACATCTTTGATGTATTCTTTAACATCTTCATTATTCGTAACAAACTTAGCACCACTTGTAAAGATAGTCTTTTGTGCTAATACACTTCTATGAGTAGAAGATTTACGCTTTAATTCTGCTAAATACTGAGGG